AAATCTTCCGTGTAACCACTCCCGTTATTCAAATCAAATATCTTGCCCTGGTCTTTTGCACATTTGGGGCGCGCACCGGAATGACTGTCAATCTGAATCAAATGGCTTCCTGCATCTTGTATCCTGGCGTCCTGAACTTCCTCTGCTGTACTTCTGACCGTATTCCTCATAGCCATGTTCACATAGGCTTCTGGTGTCCACTCTCGCCCTCGTTTATCCACGAATGCCGGAATTCCCTTATCATTCAACTGTCTGATGCACCGTCTAACCGCCTGTTGTCTTGACTCAACACCACTCACCACTCCTCCAGCGCCACTGTTCAGAATGTTCCATGCCTCCTGCGCTATATTGCTGACGAGACCTTTGTATTTCTCAGATGCCTTGTACAACATGACTGTGTTGCACATATTCAGCGTATCTTTCGCCTGTTTTCGAAAGCTATGCACTACACGCTTCACGTTCTTGCTCTTATCAGCCTGTACAGCTTCCTCAGCGAGCCCCCGCCTTGCCATGTATCGGAGTCCTGGTTCCATATTGTCGATAGCATCCTGTGCTGCTTCATTCAGCATTCTTTCAGTTGCAGTCTGACTTAATCCAGACATCTTGGCAATCAGCCGAATATTTTCCTGATTAAGCTTTCCAATCTCAGCCAGTTTCTGCATCAGCCACCGGTCTGTATCAATGGGTTGTTCCCACCCCTGCAGATGCCTGGCAATATTCTGTAGTATCTGAGCCTCCAGGTCAATATATATTCCGTCCACAGGCTCTGCAAGCTGTTGGTTCTCCAGTATATTCACAAACTACCACCTACTCCTTATCGCCTGGATCAGGCGCTTTGCCACTCTTAGAATCATCGGGGTCTTGATTCTCCTCACCCTCTTTCTCTTCGGGTGAATCGTCCTCCTCGTCCAGTTCATCATCATCTCCTCCTGTCCAGTCAATATCCTGTCCGGTTATTTGATTGTCTTGCCTGATTCGTTCTAATTCTTCCTGGGCTTCCTGTTCAGAGCACTTGTTAATCTCCATGATTGCAGTAAGCTTGGAACGAAGACCTGCATTCACAAGCTTAACATTCTTATCAATGAGTGAGTTACTATCCTCAATGATAGAATCATCAAAATCCACTGTCGCATCAATAGCTCCACCAGTATCAAGATACGATACCGCACGGACCATATTGATAATTACATCAGCTATCACAATGCAGTGCTTCTGTCGATTCTGATAGAGATCCGACTTGTCTGAGACAACCTCTGTCGCGGTCTTAACTCCTCCAGAGTCATACTTGTATCTCCCGGCGCCCATACCTACCTTGAGGCTCAGCAGATCTAATGATTTCTGAATACCAAGCTCATGCTCCTGCGCCCGGATTGACATATCGACTTCGGTCAGTTGATTATTGCCATTCTTATCTTCTGGGAGTAAATAGTACACCGTATCGTCTGGGTCGAATGTCGGAGAAGATATTCCCTCCGCCTCCATCTGCCTTCTCGCCATGCTGATTGGCACCATGATTCGTTTTCGACCTAAGACGAACTCGTTCATGTAGCTGTCGTAGACAAGGTCACAGCCTTTCACCTCGTCAATTCCGTTCGCATATACGGATACTCCGAGCGGGCTGTCCAAATCTATGTTATTACAGATATTCGGCGTTATAATCTGGAATAACGGCTCTGCGCTCTTTGTAAATACCAGCTCTTCAATATCCTCCGGGGCTTCAATATCTTTCCCGCTTTTTGCATCAATATAGACATTTTCAATGTAATACTGTTCTGTTTTTTCTCCGTCATCAACCTTCCCGAATCGATGCATCTGTAAATAGATGACTTCTTTCCCGTTCAACATCTTCGCTGTTCCAAATGCACACTCCGTGATATCTCCATTGTCCCAAGACAGTGGATATATCATATCGGCACGAATATAATCAATAATCACCTGACCATCTGCATTTAGATACTCCACGAAAGCTCCTGTACCTAGAGCAAAAGCTTTTTCTATAAGCCGATTCCCTTGTACGCGAAAATTATTGTAGTTTAAAATTTCTGTCAGACGCTTACTGTATTTTCCTGCTTTAATAGCCACCTTCTCATTAAGCAACAAGTTCGCCCAGTCCTCACAGACTGTTTTAGCCATTCCCAGCTTATAGCGCTCCTGGTTCGTCATTACGGCTCCATTGTATAGCTTATAGTGGTGGAACTTCTCAACGTCGTTCTGATACCACTCCAGCCATTCATCAATATGGTCATATGTTTCATCTGGCACTGCAGGATATCCTCTCTGTACCAGATACTCTTTCACTCTCTTATATGTGCTATCTCTCACGTTTTCCACCTCCTATGCTGCAATATACATGATTTCGTCCTGTATACTCTCAGTGCTGTATTCCGTGCTGTCCAGACTGTCAACATTCATCTCACCATCGTCCAGTCGCACGTCCATGTTCTTTTTCTTTTCGTCATATACTGCCTCTTCAAATGCAGCAATGATATGTGTGCAATGCTTCATAACCTTCCATCTGTGCTGAGCTATCAGGCTGTTGTAAAATGCTATTCGGTCATTAATCGGACCTTTGATTGCATTCTTGATATCGATCACTACATGTTCCTGAATGCAAGCCATCTCTAATCCGGATATCAATGTCTGCTCTGCACTGTCACAATATGCTTCGTACACCTTGTACCGGCTCTGTGCCCGCCGGACAAAATCAATGAAATCGTCCTGGAGCTGTTTGGGATTGATACGCTTCTTGCAGTAATACTCATCCAATACGACCACCTGCTTGAACCCTTTTGTGAATCCCGTCAGTGTAAAGGAATGAGCCGACTTCGTGCCTCCGAAATCGACTCCAATCACTGCATACGCAATCTGATTATCCTCAAGCCACTTCCGATCAACGAGATAATCTTTCGTGTGATCGGCAAACTGTTGATAAATAAGCCCGTCCGCTGCAACCCATTTTCCAAGAATAAAACGCTTGTAGAATACACTGCCATGCGGCCATGCTCTGCGGTATCTCTCCAGTACCTTTGGTGATAGGGTAAGGTTATCTGTCATCATGAAGTGCAGATGATATACTTTCTTCTTTTTTGCCTGGAGAATATACTCTTCCCGGATATAATGGTGTGGTCCTGCCGGGTTGCAGTTCATCCAGGTCTTAGCACCTTCCACGGAACAACGTCCGATTGCCTGATCTACAAAACTCTTCGGGAATAACGCTGCTTCATCAAGGTAAGCTCCTGCTGCAGTAAGTCCCTGCAGAGCATCCTGTGCTGCTTCTGTATTGGCTCCGTACAAGTAATAGGTATTCGTGCCAATCTCAATCCTTGCATCCGTTCCGGAGCGCACGTAATTGTATGGCCAGCCCCATGCTTCAAGAATCTGTAGCATAGGTCGAATTACATTCTTTTTGAGCGCTCCCATTGTCTTTCCAGCCAGAATAAAAGACTGACCTGTGAACATCTCCTGCGACCAAGTGAGGAAGCCAATAATGCAGGCTATAGTCTTTCCTGATCGGATAGCCCCGTCCGCTACCACAAAATCGCATTGCGAGCTTACTAACGGTGGTCGCCACCAGTGCATAAGTTTCTGCTGTTGAGTAGAAAACGGGGAAAACTTAAACTTCGCCGGCTTCTTCTGTACCTTCGGCATCTTCCTCTTCCTCCTCTTCAGCGGCAAACAGATTATCTAAATCTTCCTGCGTCGGTCTCATAGCTTTTAAGAAATCACGGATATTCTCGTCCTGATTGTCCGTGTCACCAATCTCTTGATCTCTGGCTCTCTTAGCTCTGTCTGTCCGAATCTTCTGCTCTTCCAGATCAGCTTCAGACCTTTCCGTCTGTCCGACGGTCTTCATGATTGCCTGATATGCTTTCACGTCTCCCAGTGACGCCTGCTGAATCATGGCCATTGCTATGACTTCCTCGTAGGTGCTCTCGCCACCATCTGACCGTAATATATCTGATAAACCATCAACTTCCACTTGCATAGTCAAGAGCCTGTTCATCGTATCCCTGAGAGCTGCTTTTCTGCGCCTTGCCTGTCCGCTTGCTTTTCCCGCTATTTTTGCTAACTCCCGGCGTTCCTCCGGAGTTCGATTGTTATTTGCGTCTCTTATGTTTTCATAGCCTGCCACTTCACCACCTTCAATTCTGGTCTATTTTATCGTAACGAAAAAGACAC